TGTGCTGAGTTATAAACAGCATTATTTAAGATACCACCTTGGTATTTCATGTTTTGATTAAGCGCAAAATCTCTTTGATCTTCATAACGTCTGCGCTGATCATCGAGATACCCTTGTTGGTAGCCCATCAAATTGTTGCCTGCGCCTGTCATGAATCCACCCATGTCTCTCATAGCACCGATGCCACCAAAGTAAGAGTTAGCAACACCTTGGTTAGCCATCATTGCATCTTGGAATTGTCTATTCTGGGCATTCATAGATCGATCCATAAGCCTATCTTGGATGTTCGCAGTCATATCGGCCTGTCTATCAGCAAAACCTCTGTTAGCCACAGCTTCGGCTACCCCTGCTCTAGACGAGTTCATGTTTCCTGATCCACTAGCGGCCTGATCTATACCAGTAAGAGTATTTTCTTGTAGATTTCTTAAATCATCTCGCATAGCGGCATTTACTAAGCCACCAGAGTTCTCTATGGCGTAGTCTTGAGCAGTCTTGATTCTATCGCCTTGCGTTTGGTTGTAGAGATCGTTGTAGTTCTGAGCAAAACCTTTGCCTGCTTGGTTGATATCAAACGCGCCTTGAGCGCCCATCGCACCCATGCCGCCCATGTAATGGTTTCCTGCGGAGAAGTAGGGGTTTTGGTTGGCATAAGTCTGTCCTGTGTATGCACCTTGGTCGAGGACATCATTGAGTGCGCCTTCGGCTCTGTCATAGCTACGCTGAATGTATGGCTTTGAAAAGTTGTAGCCTTCCATTTGTGCATCTAGCTGTGCTTGTTGCGCCCTTCTATCTGCCTTTGCGCCAGATCTTCCTAACAAGCCGCCTGCTACAGCGCCTAATATCTGTCCGAACATACGGATACCTCGTCTTTAAGTTTTTTTGTATTTAAGAAATAACTCCAGAATCCTTTAAGTCTTGGATCAGAGTTAATAGAGTGTCAGTTGTTGTTCCTAGAGTTGCTGTAGTTCCCTCAAGTTCTCTTCTTACATTAAATGCACTGACAGTCATCTTAGGTGACTGCGCCCTACTCAATGTGTTTTCAATCCTTTGTAGTTCATCCTCCATGTAGCGTTCTTGAGTAGAACCAGGAAGCTCTAGAGGAGCCAAAGTGCTAGGTATCTTGCGTACCTTTAGGGGAGGCTTTTTCTTCTTAAGGATTGGGGGTGGGTTACGCTTATAGCCAATAATAGGGATAGTCACAATTGCTACCTCCTACCAGTAGTTAAAACATCTAAGTCAAACCCTAAGAAACTAAAGTCTTTGTTATCTAGTACAGCCATCTTGTATGACAAGTATCTACCAGATGCTCTAGTGTCTATCTTGTAGTCTGTAGCCCCATCAAAGGTAATACTACCTTGGTATGCTGTTGCATTACCTAGTAGGTCAGAAGAACCAAAGGTAAACACAAACTGCTTGTCTGGATTGCTAGTGTCTACTTGAGGGAATATCTTAGTGATAACTTTGTAGCCACTAAGAGGAGACATCTCATCTAGGTCTATACCTTCTCTTTCTAGGTAAGGACTCTTGTTAGCCTCAGTGTCTAAATCAAAAGATAGGCTACCTGAGTCGCTTAGGTCTAACCCATAGAGCTTGTCTGAAGTAATACCATCTAGACTAGAGTCTTCACCTACAAACAGACTGTGTACATCATAGCCTGCCTCTTGAGAGTAGTAGCTACCCCCTATGTTTTCATAGGTATTAGTGTTCTCATAGGTAGCCGATGAACTGATAGTGCCATGAGTAGAACTAGAGACATTAGGTAAATCCATGAATGACCAAGTTTGACTTTTGTAATTAAACACAGCGGCTCTATTACATCTGTCACCATTAGTATATTCAGCCATATCATCACCAGATACATAGCAGAACATCACTTCGTCTAACTCAGGATTATGGTGTACAAAGCATCTATTAGTCTTAGCTGTATTTAAGCCACCAAAGATATAGTTACTCACTCTTTCATCACAAATAGACTGCCTAGTGTTTGAGTCATGGATATAGATATCATCATGATCAAAGACATAGTGTGCGCCCTCAACTTCAGCTATACAGTTCTGGTTGATAACACCACAGTCACTAAAGAGTTTTCTAAAGTTATGTATAAACGTACCACCCGTAAACTCCATAAGCCAAACTTGATCTTTAGAGTACACAATGAACTTAGTGCCTAGAGTCATACCATCGACTATACCTGTCTTCATCTGTACTAAGTCATTGAAGCCTGCGGAGGCTGTAGTATCAGCCTCGTTCCATGTGCTAGGCACACTGTTGGCTAGGGCAGGCGTAGAGAATCTAACTCTAGAAGGAAAGTTGTTACCACCCTCTGTAGTGTTTAGGGCTATTAGGAAGTCCCCATAGGCTCTAATAGATTCAGCCCTATAGCCAGTAGGCCAGTTAGTTAAGGTAGCAAAGTTACTACCACCATTAGCCATAAACACTGGTGGCTGATCTATACGATTAATGTAAGTGATATCTGCCAGGGAAGTACCAGTGAATGGGTGAACACTAGCTGAAGTAGCCGACAAAGAACCTTGCTTAGACACTAATGCACTATTGGCATAAGCCTTAAACTCATAGGTATCAGACACAAGAATAATACTAGCAAAATTACCACTAGAGTTAGCCGGAACACCATAGGAGAACCTTGGGTTGAATCCTAAAGAATCCTTAATCTTTCTAAAGACAGGAGATCTACCTACCTTACCCTCATCAAACCTTACGTTCTTAGCTTTAGTAAACGCATTGATCGGGAGAGACGCAGGGCGTATGTCTGTGACTACACCAATGTCACCTACATCTCTTACTGGCAATAGCTGTCCCATTTATTGAGTCCTCTTAAGCTGTACGTTTCCACATATAGACCACTACGTATGGCTGTAAAGTGGACACTGCTGAAGTTGCTGAAGTAAATGTCCTATCACCAGAAGCGTGAGCTAATGATTCCATAGTCTCTCCAGACTCAGTGCTACCATCACCAGTTATTAATCTTCCTGCTGTGTTAGGTTCAGCCATAGCATTCCCTGATTGCTCATTACCCCAGCCATCTCTGGGTACTGTAGTTGATACAGCCACATCAGTAGTCTTAGCACCACCTGTCTTCTCTGAAGAACCATCAGTAGAGGAAGCCACAAAGTCAGCATCAGCAGGATCATTGTAGTCATGCCCTGCTAGCACTTTGCCTGCACCATAGGGAGCCCAAGTACCACCAAAGGCTGAAGCTGGACTTATGTTAGCCACAGACGCATAGATAGCACCTATAGGATAAGTAGAGTTAAGAGCTTCAGCTTTAATTAAGTTCCAAACTTCAGCCGCAGTAATACCTGTAGCTAACGCAGGGGTTACTTCACCACCGCTATCTGTAGCTGTAGTTATGGCTCCCTCAGTAACACCCAATAGTGTTCTTAGGTTAGCCGCAGTGACTCCTGCTGAAGTGTTAATACTTGGGCTAGAACCATCTGATGTTATAGCCGACACTGGTTCAGCTACCTTAGTATTAATAGCTGTATGGGTAGCCGTAACTGCTCCAGTAACACTAGGGAAACTGTTCTTAAGAATACCTTTAATATATCTTAAGTGTTCATCAGCTTGCGATAGTGCATCTGTAGACGCAGGGTTGTTATCGTCTAGGCTATCCAAGAATCTACCATCGTGAACGCCATTGTTTTCTAGTCCCATAAGTTATTACTCTTTATTAATAGTGATCCAAAGTTCGTGGGTGAGAAAAGCTATACGTATATGCTTGGCTCTACCATCAGGAGTAACTCCTAGTTCAAACTCTGGTAGTAAATGAAAGTGTCCGTATGACTTAAAGTCATTCTTTAAGGTGTATCTCAAGGTGGCTCTCCTCTTCAAAAGGTCTGACAACAACAACAACAGCTAGGGTTTAACGGTTTTTTGAAACCATTAGAAACATTTGACCCAGCCCCATTGAGAAAATGGCTTGGAGTCCCTGAGTTTTTCTCTTTGTATGTTGTAAGCTATTGATTTATCTAGGTTTATACTGCAAGGGATAATCTATCCCTAG